GTAACGCACGTTACCAGTGTCGAAGTCACCGTCCATGCTGTTTTGCAGGGGGGTGCGGACAAAGTGCTTCATGCCGTTGGGAACGTCGGTGGTCAGGAACCATGCGTTCGGATCGGTCAAGAAGTTGTTAACGGTGTAGCCTTCGGGGATTGCGCCCATTTGCTTGATAGCGTTGATGTCGTTATCAGCAGTAGCCACACGCAGCTCGGTGTCAAGCAGACGCTTGGCAACGAACATCAGGGCCGGGGGAACAACCATCTTGCGGGGCTTGGCAGCGATCAGCAGACCACGTTCATCCGTCCAAGCAGCGATCTGGATCACGGCGGCTTCCAAGGAAGTCTCGTTCAGGTCAACTTGGGTGGAGGGGGTGTTGCTGTTCACGCCGCCAGACACCAGCGGGTGGTTTGCGTTGAACAAGCTCACGCCGTCGCCACCGGGGTAGCTGGACGAGAAGCCGTTGTTCAACACGGCAGCGGCTTTCACCTGCTTGGTGTAAGCCATGGCACGAGCCAGAGCCTTGGTGTAACGAGCAGACAGGCTGTCGTACAGGTTGTCTTCGATTGCCTCTTCGGTAATCGAGAAACCCAAGGCGATGGTTTCGTGGGTGTAGCGAGTAGACCATGCCTCTTGCGCATTGTCATACGCCATGGCACTGCCTTCGTTCTTCACCGGAGCGGCGGAGAAGCCAGACAGCTTGGTTTCCTCTTCGAACGAACGCTCAGAAGTCTCGGTTTCGTAGATTTCTTTGTGTTGTTCGCCGTAGCGGTTGTACTCCATACCGAACAGTGCGTTCAGGCCGGGGAGCAACTCTTTCAGCAGTTGTGCGCGTGAAATAGCCATTTTTTACTCCTTCGATCAGGCGCCAACGGGGTTGAGATACTGGTGTCCGCCGGTCACGACGCTGGTGGTGCTGTTGTCGGAAACGACATACGGAGCATTCCACTTCACGATGACTTCGCAGAAGTTACCAGACGAGTTCGCCGTATCGGGCACCACATCAACGATGCGGACCGGCAGCGACGCAGTCGTGGTAGCACCGGCGGCAGTGTAAATGCCGACTTTGGAGTCGCCACTTGCAGTAGAGCCAGTGTTTTGCACGAGTTGAGCGTTGGAGCCAATCATGGTGCGACCCAGAAAGGCGGGCAGAAGACCCGAGGAGGTGTTATCTGCGGTGGTACCGGCCACGTTCACAACCTTGTACAACTGGTCGGGATCATCTGCCACGTAGGCGGTGATCACGGTGCCGGTCGGGGCGGTCGTGCTTGCGGGGTAATACTGCGAGAAGATCACTTGACCTTGAGCGTTGACATAGGAACAGCCCATAAACACGCCAACGGGGGTGGCGGTAGTGGTGCCGGTATCCTTTTCGATGGTGCCGCCAGAAACGACTTTCACCACATCGCCATAGAAGATGCTCGTGCCGTAGGCAGAAGCAATGACGAGTTGGCGGGTCGCACCAGCAAACACCTGACCACCGATCAAATTGATCGGCTTCAGACCGTAAGGACGGTCGATGGTGGGGTAAGCCATTTAGGACTCCTTGAATTAAGAACCAGACCCGAAAGTGACCTTGGTCTTCTTTTCAGAGAAAAGAGGCATCCGAGGATCATTTTCACGAAGGAAATTGTTGTCCACCGATTCCATCTGAGCCTTGTTTTGCCCTTCGTAGAACGAAGAACGCTGTTCCAAGAACTCTGCGGGAATGCGACAGAGCAACAGCCCGCCCACTTCAATGCCGCCTTTAAAGCGGCCTTCGGTAGCGGCGTGCATCATTAGCTCGGGATAGTCTTCCCCTTTACAGGGCTCATATCCTTCGCGCAACCGGGAAGAAATGTTGCTGGGGTCAGCCGTGCCCATGGTGCTCAAACGAACCCAACGGTGTTTCCACCCCGGGCGATCATCAGGCGTGGGCAACGTCTCGGGCGCACGCCACGCTTCAGGGCGTTTAAACGCCACTTCACGGGTTTCAGCGGTACGAGATTTACGGTTTTGTTCCACAGTTTCCATTTTTAATTCCTTCCTAGCAAAGCAACCTGTTTAGCGTATTGTTCTGGAGTGATCCCGAGCTTGCGAGCCAACGCAACTTGGGATGCCTTCAGCTTGACGCGATTCGGCGGGGTACTGCGGGAGGCCGGAGCCACCGGAGTACTGGGTTTTGAAGCACGGCGCGGGGTATCATCCTCAGCCGGGTCTGACGAATTCTGTGGAGGATCGTCATTGTCCTCATGGCTCCTGAAGTAATCAGGGAATCGTTTGCGCATCGTACGGTCGATTTCTTGGAAGTACTCGTCCGTTCCGATATAGTCCGCACCATATTGTCTTTGTAACTTTTTGTCAAGTCCCATCGCCAACATAGTCATTTCGTCGTCAACTCCGAACCAGTCGTTGTTCTTCTCGACCCAACGTTTTGTCTTCGGCGTGATCTTCGATTCTTCTTGACGGGCAGGCTTGAACTCTCCCTCATCCTGCATCTGGATTGGGCGCATCGTCTGCGCCTTGTCCATCTTCAGGGTGGCTTTGGAGACCTCTTCCTGCGCGGTTGCAAGTGCATCAGCGTCGCCAGCCTCAAAAGCCTCTTTTAGCTTCCGCTTGGCGGTGTCCAGCTCATTCTGAGCGGCTGATTTGCTGGTCTCAATGAAGACTTCGCTGCCAGACTTCAGTTGTTCTTTCAGTCGGCGGTTTTCTTCATAGACCTTACGGGCGAAGTCCTCTGCGGCTTGACGCTCACGCTCGGCGGTCTCTTTGGCCCGTCGTTCGTCGTGGTAGCCACGAGTAAATCGTTTGATTCGTTGTTGGACATCGTCACTGTACGAAGCAAGTTCCTCGTCAGTGGGGTCCTTGGGAGCGGGGGCGGCTTTGCGGCCTCGGTCCTGCTCGGGAGTATCGTCCTCGATTTCGAGTTCGATCTCGTTGCTTACTTTCTCCTCCTTCTCGGATTTCTCATCCGGGAATTCGAATTCTTCACCTTTAAACTGGGTAGCCATTGTTGCTCCTTATGCTGCACGCGCAATACCGCGCGGGTCTTCCACAACCGCCTCAACCGAGTCATCGTTGATGATTCGGAATTCACGGCCATGAATCTTCAGGCGAGTTCCTGAATTGGGTCGCACGATGACGAAATCACCTTGCTTGCAGGACGGGCCGCTGGGGAAGCGGGTGGCGTCCTTGTAACAGTCCGGGCCAACCTTGACGACAAACAAAACGGGGGTCAGAACCTCCTCGTAGTGCATGGTCTTGGAGTCCTTCAGAAGGCCCACATCACTGTCGTGATACTCCTCCATCGCCTCGGGGACGACGCAGAGCAAGTGGTAGGTCTTCGGCTCAGGCAGTTGTTTTGCCTTCTCCTCAGCCGGTTTGTTGATGATCTTCGAGAGATCAACGGCCAGAGCCGGGTTAATTTCAGTCATCGTTGTTCATCCTTTGCACGAGGTCGTTGATTAAATGATCTGCGTAGTTGAGACCCCGGATCACTCCGCAGATTTTTTTGTACTCGTCGTACGTGTCGGCTCGACTGGCAGCAAGAAAGGCGACTTGCTCCTGCCGGTATTTTTCAATCTCTTGTTGCACATGCGCTAACGCATGGATGGTTTCGTTCAATCTGTGCTCCTCACTGGTTTAGGTTTGTTTGCTTGCGCTTTGTCCTTGGCGATTTGGACGCCAAGTTTCGTGCCCTCCAGCTCTTGCTGGGCCGAAATCTTTGCCTTTGCGGTCGCGGTAGTTGCAGCGACTTGCATGGCGGCAATTTCTTTCTGCGCGGCGATCCGGGACTCTTCGACACGGATGCGGTCGGCCTTCTCTGCGGCTTCGATCTGTTGCTTCTGGGCCTTGAGTTGCAGTTCTTGGGCTTTGATTTCCAGCTCTTTCATCTGCATCTGCACGACCGGGTCTTGCATCTGCTGCTGGGCCTGCTGGGCTTGAGCCTCTTGGCTGTGCTGTTGGAACAGGCCTTGAGAGGCTTGGGCGGCGGCAAGCGCAATTTCGTTGGCCGTCATCTGGTCCAACTTCTTGGTTTCCTCTTCGCCCGGGAGAGTGAAGCCCATGCGCTCTTGCATTTGGCGGCGATACTCGAAACCAACGTGCTCGTTGATGTGGGCCATCATGGCGGCTTGCAGGGCCTGAGCCTGCGGGTTCTGGCCGATGATGGCGGCAATCTGCGGGTCCTGCATGGCAAGCATGTGGACTTGGATGTGGGCCTTGTGGTCCTGCTCGATGAAGGCTTTCACCGGTTTGCCAATCAGGATGTTCTGGTTCTCCTGAATCGGGTCAACGGGCGTCATGTCGTCTTCAATCGGCACCAGCTTGGCGGCGTTCTTGATGCCAAGAACATCCAGCATCTGACGGTGCAACAGGGGCAGGTCATACAACTGGGGAGCGGTCTGCGCCAGTTGGAGGGCTGCTTGGTACTGGACAACCTTCTGCGCCATCGTGGAGGCGTTGGGGTCGCTGACCGGGATCACATCGACGTTTTCGTAGTCAGACTTGCGGGCCATCGCACTGCCTTCTTCGGGCTGGTACGAGTACTCGTCCGGTGCGTAGTCGGCGATGATGTTCTTCAGCAGTTTAAACTCTTGTTTCATGCTGAAGTGCATGCGTGACTGCACGGCACCCATCACCTTGAGCTGGCGCTCCAACAGAGCCAGAGTCGTGCCCACGGGCGCGTTGGCTGACATGTCGCTTACATTCATGTCGCCGCTGGAAGCGAATGCACGGCCTTCGTTGACGATCTGCTGGAACAGGGTCAGCAGTGTCTGGCTCGGCTCCTTGTACGGGAGCATCAAGATGTTGTCTTTGATCGAGCCGCTGGGGACGTCTACGTCCCGGAACTCTCCCGGGGCAATCGGCGTGTCATCACCTTTAACGCGAAGGCCGCGCGATTTAAGTCCTCCGGGCAGGTTAGATAAAGTTCCTGCGTCCACCAGTTGACGAATAAGCATAGTCGCCGACTTTGCGTACCCGCCGATGAGGTGGATGAGGCCATACCCGTAGAACCCGAATCCGGGGATGTATTGGTAGTGGACGAAGTGTTGTCGCTTGAGGTGGAGTCTGTCGCCTTCATACCAATTCCTTCTGATGGCTAAGACTTTACCAGTCCCTTTCTCGATTGTCACAACGTAGGGCAATGCAATCCCAGTTTCTTCGCCGTCTTTGTTGACGTCTTCGAAACCTTTGAGGTTCAGGTCAACATTCATCTCCAAGAGGCGGAAGCGCTCGTCTTGGATGGCGGACATGCCCTGCTCTTCGGCCTTTTGCTTCTCGATGTCGTCCAGCTCACCGGTGGGCTCGCCCAGATCGACATCACGGTAGAAGCCAGCCTCTTGGAGCTTCAGGAGGTCATTCTGCGTCTTGCGCATCACATGGGTGACACGCTCGGCACGCTCAATGTTTGAAGCGCCGTAGGGTACGACAATGTCTTCTGCGGGGATGAATACGGAGGCTTGACGGCCAATGCTCGGGTCGTAGTAGACTTTCTTGAAGGCGGAGCCGGTGATCGGAAGGCTCCAGAGCATCTTCTCGTGTTCGGGGCGGTACTCAGTCATGACCTCGGTCAGCTGGTAATTCATGTCAGCCTGAACGCGCTCTGCGGATTCTTTCTTGGCTGTTGTTTCTTTACCAATGATGACGGTCTTTACC